TATCACGAACGGTTCTGGCTCCATCACGATTGCCGCTACGGGTGGCGGTGGTGGCAGTGGTACGGTTACCTCCGTCGGCTTAACCATGCCGAGCGGCTTCAGCGTTGGTAGCTCTCCAGTCACCACCTCGGGCACGATTGCTGTCACTACGTCGCTTAGCGGTGTGCTCAAGGGTACGGGTTCGGGTTTTGCTGCGGCGGTAGCGGGTACAGATTACGTCACGCCGACTGGGTCGGAGACGTTGACTAACAAGACGCTGACCAACCCCACAATCACCAACTACACCGAGACAACTTTCACTGCCAACACCGGCACCGCGCTTACTCTTGATCTGGCTAACGGCACCATTCAGGTGCTTACGCTTACGGGCAATGCGACGATAACGCTGCCGACTGCCACGGCTGGCAAGAGCTTCTTGGTGCAGCTAAAGACCGGAGCGGGTAGTTTTACGTGTTCGTTCAACGCAGTTAAGTGGCCCGGTGGCACCGCCCCCACGGTGACATCCACTGCTTCGCGTATGGACATCTTCAGCTTCTTCGCCGACGGCACCAACTGGTACGGCACCACTGTTGGCCAGAACTACACGCCGTAAGGAGTAGCCATGTTCGCTGCTGGTAAGGGCGCTATCAACGCTATACCCTCTGCCCCACCCACTACAGAAGTAGGGGGCATTACTTTTTGGGACAACGGGTCCTATTCAATTGTGGTTCCGTCTGGGGTGTACCAGATAACTGCCGTCGCTATCGGTGGCGGTGCTGGCGGCGCCGGTAGCATAGGCCAATCAGGTGGTGATGGCGGTGGCGGTGGCGGTGGCGGTGCCCTATCCTATGTAAACAATCTATCCGTAACTCCCGGCGAAACTTTGACTGTAGTAGTTGGTGCTGGAGGTGCTGGAGGGACAGGGGGAGTCAGTTCTAGAACTGGGGGCTCCCCCGGCGGTGATTCTTATATTCGGCGCAGTGCCACTAATTTGTTGCTTGCTAAAGGCGGTGGCGGGGGCGGACTCAATAGTGGTGGTCAGGGCGGAAGCTCGACTATTGGCGTAGGCGACGTTAGATACTCTGGCGGCGATGGCGGTGCAGGTGAGGATGCTTCCGCTGCTTACGGTGGGGGTGGTGGCGGTGCTGCTGGATATTCTGGCGTAGGTGGTAGCGGGTACGACAACGTCACTAATGATCCGCCCACTGCGGGCTCTGGAGGTGGTGGCGGCGGTAGTTACTACAGTACCGGTACTGCCTATGGCGGCGGTACATTGTTTTATGGAGAAGGTACCGGAGGCGCTGCCGGTACCGGCGTTTCAGCTTCTGGAAGATTGGGATCTTCTTTAGGCGGATCTCTCTCTGGGCCTATAAACCCCGGTCGCTCTGGCGCAGGCGCTAGAGGTAACAACGGCTCTGGAGGTAGCGGTGACTCCGGGAGTGCTGGGGCTTTGCGAATTCTGTGGGGTAATTCTCCTTCGTTCCCAACTACAAATGTGTCTACCAACACTGTTTCGTGCGTAAGTACAGGAGCTAGTTCTTCTTCAACTATAAATATACCGTCTGGTGTGACAACTGGAGATACTGTTGTATTGGTTGATCAAGCTCTTTCTTCCACTTCTACTCCAACCGCTGTTACTCCTTCTGGATTCACTTCTATACTTACTCAGAGCGGGGGCACCTACGGTCGTTACAATATCAGCTACAAAGTAATAACGGATCCAGCAGATGCCGGTACTACTCTTACTGGCATGAATGGGGACACCAACAAGAAGATTATTCTTGTATTTAGAGGTAGTCGTGGGTATTCCAGAACTACTTCAGGTTCAGATGTTTCGTCCGGTGGGTTTAATACTACTGCCACACCTTCTTCAGTTACCGTGTCTGATACATCTGTAGATGGGTACGCAGACGGTATCCCTATTGTGTTTTCCATGTTCTACGGTTCGTCCGGTATTAGCACCGGTACCGACACTACGTTCTCTGGGGCTACTTATGTAGCTGGGCCAGATAATACGTTCTGGGTCGGCTACAAAATCTATAGCCAGAGCACTACCTCGTTCTCTGACACTATTTCTATGACTGATAGAGGCACTAATTCTTTGATATGCGTAAGAATGTTTGGGTATTAAGTCTGAATAAGGATAGTTATGTTGTATTCTAAAAACGGATCTATCCCTAAGCCTGAGACTGACGGCACCGAAGGGTGGATTGAAGTCGAGGAAGCTCCGATTCCCGGCGAAGGTCAAGAGGTTGTGTGGTGGTTCCCGCCCGGATGGGTGGTGCGACCCCCAATGCCGGTAGAGCCGGGATACTTTTTCAAATGGTCGCAGACTCAGGAAGAATGGATGCGGTTCGCTACGCCTGTAGAGCAAGTGCTTCCGGTCATTGAGATTGATACGGAAACCCCGAGCGAGGAAGCGGACTCAATCGGAAGCGCATCAGACACCATCTCTGGAGCCTGACATGGCATGGTCAGACGTACTCAAGGCAGTCATCCCCATCGTGGTGGCCGCACTCGCATGGCTACTTGGTCAAGTGGCGTCCTTCTCTGAGCGTCTGACCAAGATCGAGGGGCAGATGCCCGCGCTCATCACCAAGGAAGGCGTGCCCACCGACAGCCCAATCAGCGCAGAACGCAGGGCGATACTGAAAGAGCAACTGATGACGCACATCAACGACCTTCAGGTCAAGGTCAGGCTGCTTGAGGAACGCGAGCGCATTGCCAAGGGGAACAAGTGATGTTTGAAATCCTGAGTGGTGGCCTACTGGGCAGCATCTTCGGCGGTCTGTTTCGACTTGCCCCTGAAGTCCTGAAGTTCATGGACAAGGGCAATGAGCGCAAGCATGAACTGTCGATGTTCACGCTTCAGACCGACCTTGAGAAGATGCGCGGTCAGTTTAAGATGGAAGAGCGGTACGTTGACTACAGCGTCAACCAACTCGACGCCATCAAGGAAGCCTTCAAGGAGCAGGCCACCACCGCCAAGGAAGCCGGGTGGTTTGTGGCAGCAGTCTCTGCTCTTGTCCGTCCCGGTATTACTTGGGCTCTGTTCTTCATGTACGCAGCGGTGAAGGCTGCGGCCATCTACATGGCATTCAAATCAGGTGGGCATTGGTCTGAGGTGATGACCCGTGTGTGGGACGCCGATGACTTCGCCATGCTCAACATGTGCCTGACATTCTGGTTCGTTGGAAGAAGCATTGAGAAGTACCAGAAGTGACCACGGAAGCCATCCGTATCGCACGGGAGACGCTGTGCAAGCCCTTTGAGGGTTACGCCAAACGCTTGCCAAACGGTGACTGCAAAGCCTATCCCGATCCGGGTACGGGCGGGCACCCTTGGACGATTGGGTGGGGTAGTACAGGGCCGGAAGTCACGCCGGATACGGTTTGGACTGAGCAACAGGCCCAAGAATCCTTGGACAACCACTTGGTGCACTTCGCCGTTGGCGTCATCAAGCTATCGCCAATACTGATCAAACAACCCGCCAGACGCCTTGCCGCCATCATCAGTTTCGCGTATAACTGCGGGCTAGGAAACTACCGCATTTCCACGTTGAAGAAACGTGTAGACGCTCAGGACTGGGCGGGTGCGTGCGAGGAAATCGTCAAGTGGAACAAGGCCGCAGGCCGCGTATTGAGGGGGTTAACCCTTAGACGCGAAGCCGAAGCGGCACTGCTGAGATAACCATGCCGCTGAAGAAACTCACGCTCAAGCCCGGTGTCAATAAAGAAAACACCCGGTACGCCAACGAAGAAAACGGTTGGTACGAGTGCGACAAAGTCCGTTTTCGCCAAGGCACTCCCGAGAAGATTGGGGGGTGGCAGCGCATTTCCGCCAATACGTTCCTCGGTGTGTGCCGCTCCCTGTGGAATTGGGTCACGCTTGGCGGTCTTAATCTGCTTGGTGTTGGTACCAACCTCAAGTTCTACATCGAACGTGGCGGCACGTACTACGACATTACGCCGATCCGCGACACGGAAACACTGGGCACGGACCCATTTACCGGCGACGGCACCACTACAGTTACTGTAGCGGACACTGCGCATGGCGCTGTGACTGGGGACTTTGTGACCTTCAGCGGCGTTACGGGCACCTACGCATCCGTGCTCAATGCGCAGTTTCAGATCACGGTTGTCAACATCAACTCCTACACGATCACGACATCGTCGATTGTTGCTGCGGGGGCCACGGGCGGCTCGGCGGTATCTGCTGCCTATCAGATCAATGTAGGCCCGGAGTTTGTGGCCCCCCTTGTTGGGTGGGGCGCGGGTACGTGGGGTGCAGGTACGTGGGGTACAGGTGGTACAAGTAACAGCACGTTGCGGTTGTGGAGCCAAGCTAACTTTGGTGAAGACTTAATCTTTGGCCCTCGCGGTGGGGCTATGTACTACTGGGATGCCACGTCTGGTGTAGGCACCCGCGCCGTCGAGTTGTCTACGCTGGCTGGCGCATCCGGTGTGCCTACGGTGCAGAACTTCATCTTTGTGTCCGATATCAATCGGTTTGTGTTCGCATTTGGCTGTAATGACTACGGTAGCGTCGTGCAAGATCCGATGCTCATCCGCTGGTCTGCGCAGGAAAGCGCCGTTAATTGGACCCCTGCGGCTACAAACCAAGCGGGTAGCCTGCGCTTGTCTCATGGGTCGGAGCTTGTTTCCGCCATTCAGACGCGGCAGGAGTTGGTGGTGTTTACCGACTCCGCTCTTTACTCGCTTCAGTACAACGGGTCTGAGCTTGTGTGGGGAGCGCAGCTTCTGGGCGACAACCTATCTATCGTAGGGCAGAACGCCGTGGCTGTAGGCTCGGGCGTGGTGTACTGGATGGGTGTGGACAAGTTCTACGCCTACGATGGCCGCGTGCAAACGCTTCCTTGCGACCTGCGTCGTTACGTGTTCCAAGACTTTAACCAGACGCAAGCGCAACAAGTGTTTGCTGGAACAAACGAAGGCTTCAATGAAGTCTGGTGGTTCTATTGCTCTGCCAATTCCACCACGGTAGATCGGTACGTGGTGTTCAACTATCTTGAAAAAATCTGGTATTACGGCGCGATGGCACGCACTGCGTGGCTAGATTCGGGGCTACAGGACTATCCAATTGCTGCAACGTACGCCAACAATATCGTCCAGCACGAGAACGGGGTCGACGACAACACGACTGGCACTCCGACCGCTATCGAAGCCTACATCGAGTCCTCTGAGTTTGACATCGAGGATGGTCAGCACTTTGGCTTCGTGTGGCGTATGCTGCCTGACGTGACGTTCACTGGATCGACTGCGCAGAATCCGTCTGCCGTCATGACCTTGATCCCGATGAAA